GGACATCCTCTCTGGCGGTCCACCCGAGTGGGTGCCCGTGACACGGGTGAGCTATGCCCGGCACGACAAGACTGGCAAGCCGCCGTCACTTCGAGTCGATTACTGGAGTGGACTGAGTTCCCACAGTGAGTGGGTTTGCATTGAGCACCAGGGCTATGCGCGGCAAAAGGCTGCCAGTTGGTGGGCCAACCGCGCACCGGGCTTGCCACTTCCGCGTGGTGTTGATGAAGCCTTGGCGGTATCGCAGCGTCTCAAGTGCCCCTCTCAGATCGCGGTGCGCCCGAGCGGGCGTTACACAGAAATCGTTGGCGCGCGCTTTTGATGTTGAGCGCATAAATGATGTGCGCCATTTGCAGGCGCGATGCCCGAGGGTATGGGTTCGCGCCATGTTTGATCCGTATTGATGCGCCCAGCGTGAAGCTGTGCTCCAGGCGCTGTCAAAACATTGCAGCAAGGCTAAAGGGAATGATTGATCCGAACCAACACGAAACCAACGCTTTGGCGGCGGCCTGCCAGACAGGGGGCGAGTACGTCGAGTCACTCGCCAAAACAGACTTGGCCACCTTCACCGCAGTGGAGTGGTCAACCTTGATTGATGTGGTCGTGACCGCCTTTCAAGACTCACTTCGCACAGCCTATGCAGACGATCCACCATTTTGAAGGAACGCATGAATCCAAACAATTACATGGCCCAACTTGGGGCCACACTCGTAGATCGCGGCTATGCCATTTTGCCGATCCAGCCCAGCACCAAAAAGCCGGGCATGTTTCGCCTGGGTGCATGGCAGGATTACCCCAAGTGGAGCCGCCACTGTGAGCGCGACACAACCGAGAACGAAGTCGACATCTGGGGCGACTGGCCTGAGGCAGGCATTGGCATCGCCGCAGGCAAGGTGATCGGCATCGACATCGATGTACTGCAGTCCAAAGACATCGCCGTTCAGATTGAGGGCCTGGCGAAACGGCTGCTGGGCGACACACCCGCAGTTCGCATCGGCAACGCGCCCAAGCGATTGCTGGTGTACCGAGCCGCCCAACCCTTCAGCGGTTTCAAGTACCCGCCGATCGAGGTGCTGGGCGTAGGGCAGCAGTTCATTGCGTATGGCATTCACCCAGACACCGGCAAGCCCTACGAGTGGCCCGTGCAAACCTTGGCCGATCTGAAAATCGAAGAACTGCCTGTCATCACCGAGGCACAGGCACGAGAGTTTGCGCGCCAGGCTTACGAGATGGTCCCCGAATCCATGCGCCCCAAAAGTCTGGGCGTGGGTTTGAAGTCACCCGTGGCGTTTGCCAATCTGCCCGAGCAGCGCGGTACGTTTGAGGCAGTCCAGGATGCACTGCAGTACATCGCCAACCAGGATCTGGACTACGACAGTTGGGTGCGCATCGGTATGGCCATCAAGGGTGCGCTTGCCGAGCGGGGGTGGCCGCTTTTCGAGTCCTGGTCTGCGGCGTCCACCAAAAATGATGCCATGACCACCGCCAAAAGCTGGGCCAGTTTTGCGCCTCAGCGCATTGGGGCGGGCACCATTTACAAGCTGGCGCTGGACAACGGGTGGATTCCGGATGCTGACTTGCAACTCAACGGTGAGATTGTGATGAACGGACACCACCCAGCCAAGGAGATGTTGCAAACGCTGCAAACACAAAACCTCATCACGATTGATGGATCAGGCGAACCGCCCGTGCTGCCACCACCCAAACCACTGCCGACGGGCTGGGACCAAGTGGGCGGCGTGATTGCCGACATGATGGCTCTCATGGCCGTGACCGCCAAGCGTCCCCAGCCCGTGCTTGCTCTCGGAGCGAGTCTGTGTGCCATCGGCGCACTGATGGGGCGCAAGTACCGCACCGAGAGCAACACGCGCTCGAACCTGTATGTCGTAGGCATCGCCGAGAGCGGCGCAGGCAAGAACCACAGCCGCGTGGTGATCAATGAGTTGTTTCGCAAAGCCGGGTTGCTGCAATACTTGGGCGGCAACAAGATCGCATCGGGCTCGGGTCTGTTGACTGCGATCCAGCGTCAGCCCGCCATTCTTTTTCAGCTAGATGAGTTCGGTATGTTTTTGTCGGCAGCTGCTGACCGTAAACGCTCGCCGCGCTATGTGTGTGAAATCTTGGATCTGATGACCGAGCTTTACACCACCTCGGGCACGACCTACTTTGGCATCGAGTACGCAAGCAACCAACTTAACAACGCGCACCGTGCCATTCACCAGCCCTGCGCCTGCATCTACGGCACCACCACGCCGATTCACTTCTGGCAGGCGCTGCAAGCTTCCAATGTGGCCGACGGCTCTTTGGCGCGCTTTCTGATTCTGGAGAGCGAGGACGATTTCCCCGACAGCAACGAGCTCTTTGGCACGATCGATCCACCGCAAGACCTGATCGACCGGCTGCTGCTGATCCACCAGGGCGGCGGGCAGTTGAGCGGCAACCTCACGGATGTGGGCGCGATTGATGAAGTGCTGGTCGATCCGCGCGTGGTACCGATGACCGCTCAGGCGCGTGACGCTTTTCGCGTGCTTGACCACGAGTTGCTGATAAAGCTTCGCTTGTCGAGAGGCACCGGCTTTTCATCGATCCTGGCGCGCATTGAGGAGAACGCCACCAAACTGGCACTGATTCGCGCTGTGTCGCGGGACGCTGTGACGCCGCAGATCGAGGACCATGATGCGCACTGGGGGATTGCGCTCTCGCGCCACTGCGCCGAACTGACAATTCGAGAAGCAAGCGCGCGCGTTTCAGAAAACCAAGTCGAGTCCAACCACAAACGCGCTTTGCAAATTCTGCGCGATGGCGAAGCTGCTGGTATGTCCAAGAGCGAGTTCACCCGGCGTACCCAGTTCATGGACCACCGCCAGCGTGACGGCGTGCTGCGCACCTTGACGGATGCACATCTGGTCGAAGTGTTCGCCAAGCCAACGGGCGGCAGGCCCAGCCAATGGATCAAACTGGCGGGTGCAGATGAGTAGACGGCCTAATCAGACTCCACCTTTGAAAGATGAAGTATTGAAAGAAGCCCTCCCTGTGACTTCTTTCAATTACGACCTTCTTTCAATGGGGGTGCCTCTATATACAAATAAATATTCGGGGCCCTATACACACAAAAAATCCCTCGCGCGCGCGAAAACGTGCGCTCTGGTGGGGTCAGAGTGGGTAGAAAGAGACATAGGTATATATATTGAAAGAAGAAGTATTGAAATAAGTACCCCACCAGACCCGGACTCCACCTTTGAAAGATGAAGTATTGAAGAAAGCCCCCGTCACCTGTTGACGACTTTTTGCCAGCCCTGATAACCGCAGCCGATTGAACAAATCGGCAATGACAGACATGAGGGAGCCGCACCCGCCCTGACACGGCCTTGGTGCCAGCGCTCCTCCAGGTCGCACAAGAACCCTTGTACGAACCCTTGGAGGACATCCCTGATGAATACCGAATCCACCCCGCGCCTTGTCATCCTCGCCTTGGACCTGGGCACTACCACTGGCTGGGCATTGCGATCGGCCAACGGCCCTGTGGCGCATGGCTTTGTGAGCTTCAAGTCCCAGCGCTTTGAGGGCGGTGGCATGCGCTACCTGCGCTTTGGGCGGTGGCTCGCTGACATGCTGGCCTTGAGCGGATCACAGACTGGCTCACAGACCAATTTGGCGGGCATTGGAACCATTTACTTTGAGGAGGTGCGCCGTCACCTCGGCGTAGACGCCGCGCACGTCTACGGCGGCCTGCTGGCTACGCTGACCGCCTGGTGCGAGCACCACCAGATCCCGTACCAGGGTGTTCCGGTGGGAACCATCAAACGCCATGCCACCGGCAAAGGCAATGCAGGCAAGGCTGAGGTGATTGCGGCCATGAAGGCGTTGGGCCACCCGGTCACCGACGACAACGAAGCGGACGCTCTTGCGCTCTTGCACTGGGCGCTGGCGCAGGGTGCGGACCCCGCCTTGGGCAAGGAGGTGCGCCATGGCTAAAAAGCAAGTCGCACAGCCACTGACCCATGGCGCTCTGGTGAGTCTGCCAGGTGGCCGGGTTGGTGAGTGGGTCAGCGAAGCAGAGGAAGGCACCAGCTACCGCACCGAGCATTTCCGGACCGTTGACTCTCTCGGGCTTTTGATGCGCAACGGCGCGATCACGGCGCAGATGCACGACGCGGGTCAGGACTTCTCTCGTACCTTTGTCTTTGCGCAGCTAAGTCCTGCGGGATCACCGCCGCTTGATCGCATCCCCGGCGGTCATTGGCAGGACACGATGACTGAGCGCTGTGCCTGGGCCAGAAAGCGCCTGGGCGAGGCGCTCGATGCGGTGGGTGGAATTGGCAGCCCCGGCGGCTGCGCGGTCTGGCATGTGGCGGGTTTGGGTCAGAGCGTGAGGGAGTGGTCTGCCCAGGAGGGGTGGAACGGACGCACGCTCAATCAGTACGAGGCCAAGGGCATTTTGGTCGGCGCTTTAGGGGTACTGGCGGTGCATTACGGGTACTCGCGTTAAATCATCAAATAACCTATTGACGCGTATATATCGAAGAGGTAGCATTCTGCTAATCACTCAAATTACGCCCACACGGTTACCGCCTTGTGGGCGTTTTGTTTGGGTCTTCACTTCCCCGCATTTATCGCGCTTGCAAGCAGCCCTCGCTGGTTGACCTGCACGCCGCGCACCAACCCGAAAGCTTCCCTATGACACCCGAGATCCGAATGGTCGCGGTGGATTCGCTCATCCCGTATGCGCGAAACGCCCGCACCCACAGCGAAGACCAGGTGGCACAGATTGCCGCATCCATTGCAGAGTTTGGTTTCACCAATCCGATCCTCACCGACGGCGACAAAGGCGTGATCGCAGGGCACGGTCGTCTGGCAGCTGCGCGCAAACTTGCACTGACACAAGTGCCCGTGATCGAGTTGGGCCACCTCACCGCAATTCAAAAGAAAGCCTACATCCTGGCCGACAACCGCATCGCTGCCAACGCTGGCTGGGACGAAGAGTTGCTCAAGCTTGAGATTGCCGAACTCGATGAGGCCGACTTCAATCTGGATCTGATGGGCTTTGGTGACGAAGAACTCGAGCGTTTGCTCAATGGCGACGGCGACACCACAGGTCTGACCGAAGACGATGCAGTACCCGATGTGCCAGCTGACCCTGTCTCCAAAACAGGCGATGTGTGGGTCCTGGGTCAGCACCGTTTGCTGTGCGGCGACTCCACTGTGCTCTCCGATGTCGAGCGCCTGATGAACGGTCAGCTCGCCGACATGGCATTCACCGATCCACCCTACAACGTGGACTACGGCAACAACGCCAAAGACAAGATGCGCGGCAAGGACCGCCGCATCATGAACGATGCGCTCGGTGACGGGTTCTACAAGTTCCTGTATGACGCCTGCGTCAACTTGCTGGTGGTCACCAAAGGTGCCTGCTACGTGTGTATGAGCTCATCCGAGTTGCACACCTTGCAAAAGGCCTGGCTGGATGCCGGTGGCAAGTGGTCAACGTTTGTGATCTGGGCCAAGAACACTTTCACGCTCGGTCGCGCCGACTACCAGCGCCAGTACGAGCCCATCCTCTACGGATGGAAGGAAGGCGCAAAACACTTTTGGTGCGGTGACCGCGACCAGTCGGATATCTGGAACTACAAAAAGCCTCACGTTAACGACCTGCATCCGACGATGAAGCCGGTGGAGTTGGTCGAGCGGGCCATTAAGAACTCATCCAAGACGCGCGACATCGTGATCGACTTGTTTGGCGGCTCTGGCACCACGCTCATTGCCTGCGAGAAAACCAATCGCCAGGCGCGGCTCATGGAGATGGATCCCAAGTACGTGGACGTGATCGTCAAGCGCTGGGAAGACTTCACAGGACAGAAAGCCACCCGTGAATCGGATGGCTCAGCATTTGCGGATCTTGCGCCGCAAAGTCAGTCGGTTTTAGATGATGCTGTGGGGAGCGAACTGGAGGGTGAGACCCTGTAGACCCGCTCACCACCGCTCTCCTTGACGGAGTCGATGGTCAGTCCCAGTTTCTTTTTCAAGGCCCCGGCCATGCAGCCGCGCACGGTGTGCGCCTGCCAACCTGTGGCCTCCACCATTTGCGCAAGCGTTGCACCTTCCGGGCGTTTCATCAGATCGATGAGCACCGACTGCTTGCTACCTTCGCGTTTGGATTTGGCTGGTGGCTCAATGCCGATGGCCTGCAACCCTGCGACGGTGATGGCAAAGCGGGTCGAGCCTGAAGCGCCTTTGCTGTGGGGCCGGATCAGACCTTCGTTGCCAAGGCTGGTCAGCACCTTGATCAACGCGCCACCTTTGAGGTTGGGCGGGAAGTCGGTCAGCACATGCTGAGGATGGACGGCTGCGGCGTTGAGAAGCAAGGTTTGGCTGGGTGTGAGTTTCATGTTGATCTCCGGTATCAGTTTGGTTGGGTTGTTTGTTTGGATTGCTGGCCCGCCGTGAAGGCGGCTTGCAGGGCTTCTTTGAGGCCCCAGACGCTGACTTCATGAAAGTCCAGGCGGTCGCTGCTGCGGGTGGCCAGCGTGTCGATGTGCAGATGCTCTGCGGCGATTTGGTTGAGCAGACGCTCCAGTGTTTTGGCGTCCATCACTTGGCTCCCCGCACCTGGTGGATCTGTCGGGCGCGGTCAAAGCCGACCCACTCGCCTTGGGTGTCAAGGCCGCGTGAGGCCAGTTCCTCGCGAGCCAGCAGGTTGAGGTCAAGCTCACCGCGTGCGGCGGCTGCCAGCACCTTGGTGAGCGCGATCTGGATGAACCCGACCTCGTCGACGGTGAACTGTGTGGTGTAGGTCATTTGCAAAGCTCCTTGGGTTGTTGATGACGTTCCTATGAACGCTCTGAACCCCAGTAAAGCCAAGCAATACCCGCATCAAATCCGATTGGTTTTTTGAATGAGTGGGGAATAAGCCGCTATGCCCCGCAGTGCCCCGACACCATGCCGACATCCCGCCTGTGCGTTGGTGCTGGACAAGCCGGGCTATTGCGAGCAACACCGTACCCAGGTGCACCGGGACTACGGGCGTGCCAGGCGTGGCTTTGATGCCGAGGTGGGCTTCTACCAGTCGGTGCGCTGGCGTGAGGTGCGTGCGGCCTTTCTGCGTGAACACCCGTTGTGTGTGGCGTGCAAGGGCACGGGTCTGGTGGTGGCAGCCAAGGTTGCTGACCACATCAGGCCGCTCAAGGACGGCGGTGAGCGCTTTGACTGGGTCAATCTGCAAGGCCTGTGCGTCTCATGTCACAACCGAAAGACGGCGCGTGAGACCGCAAGGCGAGGCTGACCACCCCCCGGGGGGGTCTGAATCTCTACAGAAGGCGGCCAAAGATGCGTGCGCCTGCCAAGATTTTTGCGCGTGCAAATTGAAACCAAGGGGGGATCCCCCAGAACGGATGATTAATGGCCGGAAGAAAGCCGCTCCCCACTGAGATCAAAAAGCTCAGGGGAACCCTGCAAAAGTGCAGGACCAACCCGCATGAGCCACAGCCCGAAGGGGATCTGGTTGCGCCGCCCGAGTACATGTCAGATGGTGCCAAGCAAGCCTGGCGCTATGCCATTGACAGCGCACCCGAGCATTTGCTGCGCAAGCTCGATATGTCGGTGCTGGAAGTCTGGTCCTGCGCTGCGGACCTGTACCGCAAGGCCCAGATCGGAATCACCAAGACGGGCCTGCTGATCAAAGCACCGAATACCGGTGTGCCAATGCAGTCGCCGTACCTGGCCATCGCGAACAAGCAGGCGCAGATCATGACCAAGGCAGCGGTGGAGATGGGCTTTACGCCAGCGTCGCGTTCGCGCATCACACAGCCCACAGATACCCAGATCGATTTGGACCCTTGGGCCGACATTGCTGGCTAAGACCAACTGATGGCAGCAGAGAACTACGCCGCCGTTGCCCGCAAGTATGCGCAGGCAGTCGTTGCCGGTGACATCATGACCTGCAAATGGGTCCAGCGGGCATGCCAACGGCAGTTGAACGATCTGGCAAAGTTCAAGGGCAAGGCAAGTCCCTACCAGTTCAACCCGAGGCTCACCGACAAGGACGGACGGGAGTTCCATCCCGCCGACAACCTGTGCGCCTTCATTGAGCGCCTGCCCCACGTCAAAGGACCGCTGGCAGGCGAGACGATCAAGTTGGAACCCTGGCAGGTGTTCATCCTGACCACCGTCTTTGGCTGGGTCAAGCCCGACGGCAACCGCCGCTTTCGGCGCTCGTACATCGAGGTGCCGCGTGGCAACGCCAAGTCGACCCTGTCGTCTGCGCTTGCGCTTTACATGCTGGCCGCCGATGGCGAAGGTGGTGCTGAGGTTTATTCACTTGCCACCACCCGCGACCAGGCGCGCATTGTTTTTGGTGATGCCCAGACCATGGCGCGCAGGTCTCAAGGTTTTCGCAGCCGGTTTTCTGTCAACGTCGGTGCGCACAACATGAACGTGCTGCAGACCGGCTCCAAGTTTGAGGCGCTCTCAGCCGAGGGATCCACGCTCGACGGCCTGAACATTCACTTCGGCTGCATTGACGAGTTGCACGCCCACAAGACCCGCACCGTCTACGACGTGGTTGAGACCGGAACCGGCAAACGAGACAACTCACTTCTGTGGGTGATCACCACCGCAGGCAGCAACCGCTCAGGCATTTGCTACGAGGTGCGCACCTTTGTGACCCGGCTGCTCGATGGCGTCTTCGAAGACGACAGCCAGTTTGGCATCGTCTACGGTCTCGATGACGGGGACGACTGGACCAGCGAAGACTCGCTGATGAAGGCCAACCCCAACTGGGGCATCTCGGTGCGCCCGGAAATTCTGGGACCGCTGCAGGCCAAGGCCATGCAGTTGCCCAGTGCGATGAACAACTTCAAGACCAAACACTTAAACGAGTGGGTCAACGCCGACACCGCATGGATGGACATGCGCTCCTGGGACGCCTGTGCTGATCAGGACCTGGACATCGAGTCCTTTGTGGGCCAGCCCTGCTGGGTGGGCCTGGACCTGGCCAGCAAGACGGACATTGCCGCCTTGGTCATTGTGTTTGCCCATCCCGAGATTGCCGATGCGTTCGCGGTCTTTGGCAAGTACTACCTGCCGGAAGATACAGTCAACGCCAACGGCAACAGTCAGTACCCGGGTTGGATGCACACCGGACGGCTGACGGTAACGCCGGGTAATGTGATTGATTTCAGTTGGATCGAAGCAGATCTGAATGATCTGTCCTCGCGATTTGCGGTGCAGGCCGTTGCCTTTGATCCGTTTCAGGCGACGCAACTTTCGACCCGAATGATGAGTGAGGGCCTGCCCATGATTGAAGTGCGTCCCACGGTGCTGAATTTCTCAGAGCCGATGAAGACGCTCGAAGCCCTGGTGCTTCAAAAGAAATTGGTCCACGACGGCGACCCGGTGCTGGGCTGGATGGTCAGCAACGTGGTGGCCCATTTGGACGCCAAAGACAACATTTACCCACGCAAGGAGCGAGCAGAAAACAAGATCGACGGCATCGTTGCACTGATCATGGCGCTGTCGCGCGCGATCAAACCGGGGGACTCGGTGGTGCTGGGATCCGACTACGAATTGGTGTTGCTCTGAACTGATGGGATTTTTAAGCTTCTTTGATCGCTTCCGTGGTCCCAACGCCTCAGGTGGAGATCGCTCGCCGTGGGGAGACTTCTTTTTTGAGCCGGTCTCCGCTCGCACTGGCAGCGGCATGCGGGTCTCACCTGACAGCGCGCTTCGCCTTGCAGCGGTCTATGCCTGCGTTCGGGTCTTGTCGGAGTCCTTGGCTTCGCTGCCGCTGGTCATCTACCAACGCCGTGCCGACGGCGGCAAGGACAAGGTCACCGACCATTGGCTGTACCGTTTACTTGCCAAGCGGCCCAACCGTTTTCAGAATCCGTTTGAGTGGCGTGAGATGCTGCAAGGCCATCTGGCGCTTCGTGGCAACGCCTACAACCAGATCATCACCAATGCCAAAGGCGAGGTGGTGGAGTTGATGCCACTGCATCCCGACCGCATCCGGCTGGAGTTGCTGCCTTCGGGCGAATACCGATACCGGTTTACCGATCGCTTTGGCACTGAGTCAATCTTGCCGCGTGGCGAGGTCTGGCACCTGCGCGGCCTGTCCTCCGATGGCTTGATGGGCATGAGCCCGATTGAGCTTGCCCGAGAAAACCTGGGGATGGCACTGGCCGCACAGGACTACGGCGCGCGTTTCTTTGCCAACGATGCCAAGCCTACCGGCGGTTGGATTGAGTTTCCGGGCTCCTTCAAGGACTCCGAGGCCAAGAAAGTGTTTCGTGAGTCCTACCAGCAGGCACAGTCCGGAGCCAACCGGGGCAAGGTCCTGGTGCTGGAAAACGGCATGAAGTTTCACGAAGTGGGCGTCACCAACAAAGACGCCCAGTTCCTGGAACTGCGCAAGTTTCAGATCACCGATGTGGCCAGGCTCTTTCGTCTACCGCCCCACATGATCGGAGATCTGGACCGCGCGACGTTTTCGAACATCGAGCAGCAAAGTCTGGAATTCGTCATGCACACCATGACGCCCTGGGCCGAGCGCTGGGAGGCCAGCATCGAGTCCGAACTGCTGCTCGAAGGTGACGACATCGAAGTTGAGTTTGATTTCGCCAACCTGATGCGCGGGGATGCCGCCAGCCGTGCGTCGTATTACCAAAGTGGCATTCAGAACGGGTGGCTCACCCGCAACGAAGCACGCATTGCGGAGAACCTCAACCCGCTTGAGGGCCTGGACGAACCGCTTCGCCCGCTCAACATGGTCGAGGAAAGCACCGCAGAGGATGTGGCGCTTGATACCGAACAGGCGGAAGACCCGGCGCAAGAAGCAACGGAGCCCTCCGATGAAGCCGCTGCCCGCTTGAGTGCACTCATCGATTCAAGCGCCGAGCGCTGGGCCAGGCGCATCGCTCGGGCCGGACGAGTTGAAGAAAAAGATCTTGCCTTGATTGCGCAATCCCTGGCAGTGCCATTGGAGCAAGTCAACGCCTGGGCGAAGACGAGTACATCAGTTGAAGAGGCGTATCTGTGCCAATCACTTAAATCACTGGGAATGACACCATGAACCACCAATTGCTAGTTGCTGAATACTTGGCAACCCCATGGGCCTTGATGCCCGAGCGGCTGAGCGCCGTCACTGCGGTCATTGCCCGCTGGTCGGGAGATGCCCGCGCCAGTGATGAGGTGATGCATAGCGTTTCAGCCGACCGAAACGCAAGAGATGCGCGTCGCCAATCCAGCGTGTCCAACTCTGGCGGCGGCATTGCGGTCCTGCCGCTGTACGGCATCGTGACGCAGCGCGGCAACATGGTGGACGACGTATCCGGTCCTGGTACGGCCAGCACCCAGCAGTTTTCAAACATACTGCGCGCTGCACTTACGGACGAAACCGTATCGCAAATTCTGATCGACATCGACAGCCCTGGCGGCAGCGTTTACGGTGTTGCTGAACTGGCCGATGAAATTGTCAGCGCCCGTGCCCAAAAGCCTGTCGTGGCCATCGCCAACAGTCTGGCTGCCTCGGCGGCTTACTGGATTGGTTGTTCAGCTTCCGAGTTTTATGTAACCCCTGGCGGCGAAGTAGGCTCCATCGGTGTGTGGCAAGCGCACCAGGACTACAGCAAAGCCATGGATGAGGCTGGTGTCAAAACCACACTCATCTCGGCGGGCAAGTTCAAGGTCGAGGGCAATCCATATGCGCCGTTGGACGAGGAAGCTCAGGGCTTTATGCAGTCCCGCGTTGATGACTACTACGCCGCGTTCACCAAGGCTGTGGCCAAGGGACGCGGTGTGCCTATCTCCCAGGTGCGAGATGGCATGGGCCAGGGCCGAGTTCTCGGAGCCGACGCGGCCCTTGCCAGCAGCATGGTCGACGGCATTGCCACCTTTGAGGATGTTGTCAAAAAGATGCGCCGCGATGCGCGCGCGCAAATCAAACCCAATGCATCACGGCTCAACCAAGCGAGGAATTCGCTGGCCCTGATGTGAGTATTTTCTGGGCAGCACTCCGTAGAGGGCTGCCAGCAAAGTGAAGCGGCCCGATGGCCGCACCCCAAGCAACCACCTCGTCAATTGAGACCCGGTGGTTTTTTTACGTCCATTGATTTTGGAGAACCCCAAATGAGTAAGCAATTGCGCGAGCTGCAGGCTCGCAAATCTACACTGGTCAAAGAAGCGCGCGCGCTCACTGACCGCGCCGCATCGGATAACCGTGACCTGAGCGATGAGGAGGTGACAACCTTCGACGCACTTAAGAGTCGCATTGAAGCTGCGAGCAACGCCATCGACCGTGAAGCAAGCCTGATCGCTGAAGAAGCGCAAATGGCCCACGCCCCGGCAAGCTCTGGCGCTTTCATCACCGTCACCGACAACCGCGAGGCTGATCCTTTGCATGGTTTTCGCACTGCGGGCGAGTTCATGCAAGCGGTCTACCAGGCAGAAAAGCCCGGCAAATCGCTCGATGAACGTTTGCTCATTGGTGGTGGCCGTGGTGCAGCAGCGCCCGGCAGCTTTGCCAACGAGGCTTCGGGCCAGGACGGCGGCTTTTTGGTGCCACCTCAGTTCTCCCAGCAAATCTTCAAGCTCTCATTGGGCGAGGACTCCTTGCTGCCTATGACCGACAACGTCGAGATCAGCGGCAACAGCATGGCGTTCCCCAAGGACGAGACCACGCCCTGGGGCACCAACGGAATCCGCGCCTACTGGCAGGGAGAAGCAGCCTCCGCCATTGCCACCAAGCCGGTGCTGGGCCTGGCTACGTTGCGCCTTAAAAAGCTGATGGCGCTGGTACCCACCACAGACGAACTGCTGGACGACGCCAATGCGCTGACTACCTACCTGCCCGAAAAAGTCGCATTGTCCATTCGCTGGAAAACCAACGAGTCCATCCTCTTTGGTGCTGGCAACGGTGTGCCCGTGGGAGCGCTCAGCTCAGGCGCAACGGTCACCGTGGCCAAGGAGTCTGGTCAAGCAACGCAAACGCTGGTTCCTCAGAACCTGGCCAAGATGATTGCGCGTCTGCCTTCAGGCAGCTTTGCCAACGCAGTATGGATCGTGAACAACGATGTACTGCCAGCGCTGTTCACGCTGACTTTGGGCAACTACCCGATCTACATCCCCACGGGCCTGCCCGTCGGTGGCTTGCAAGTCTCGCCCTACGGCACCTTGCTAGGTCGCCCGGTGTTTGTGTCCCAACACGCCAACACCTTCTCGGCCCAAGGCGACATCTTGCTGGTGGACCTCAAGTACTACCAGACCATCACCAAGGCGGGTGGCATGCAGACCGCTACATCGATGCACTTGTACTTCGATGCGGACCTGACGGCGTTTCGCACGACCTTCCGCATGGACGGCCAGTCCAAGCTCAACAGCCCCATCACGCCTGCCAAAGGCAGCGCAACGATGTCGCCCTTCATCCAACTGGGCGCGCGCTAAGCCGCCTCCAACCTTAGGAGAAAACTATGTTTCCCAACGCAAAAGGCAGCGAACTGCTGTCCGTTCTCGCCACCATCGACCCTGCCGCGCAAGCGGCGGGAACAGTCAGCACGGGCTGGATTTCTGTGGCCAACCACCACGGGTTTCTCTTTCTGGTCCAGACCGGAGTGCTGGGCACCAGCGCCACAGTGGATGCGAAGTTGCAGCAGGCCCTGGACAGTTCAGGCACCAGTGCCAAGGACATCACCGGTAAATCGATCACCCAGATCGTCAAAGCCACCGGCGACAACAAGCAGGCCTTGATCAACGTTAAGCCCGAGGAACTCGACACGGCGAACGGCTTTGGCTTTGTTCGCCTGTCAGTAACGGTGGGAGTGGCAGCAAGCCAGACCTCCGCTCAGGTGATTGGCCTCAATCCGCGCTTTGCGCCTGCGGATGCTTCCAACCAAGCGGCTGTGGTGCAGGTCATCTAAATGCCCATCCAACTCGTCACGCCACCCACAGAGGAGCCGGTGTCGCTGCTTGAGGCAAAGCTGCATCTGCGGGTGGACTTTGACGAGGATGACATGCTGATCGCCTCACTCATCACGGCGGCCCGGCAAGCAGCCGAGACCCTGACCGGCAGGCAGTTAACGACTGCCCGCTGGAAGCAAGTGCTCGACTGCTTCCCCGGACCGTCACTGATGGGTGTGCCTGCAGGTCAGGCTTTCACCTTGCCAGGCCATGCGATTTTGTTGGCCAAGGCACCGGTGCAGTCGGTGGTGTCGATCAATTACCTGGACATGGGGTCTGTAAATCAGACCATGCCCGCTCTGACCTACACCGTAGATGCCGCCTGTGAGCCTGCGCGCATCACCCCGGTGTTCGGGCAGATATGGCCGATTTGCTTGCCGCAGATCGGCGCGGTGTCGGTCACCTTTGATGCCGGGTACGGCACTGCTTCGCAAGTTCCAGAAGGCATCAAGAGTTGGATCAAGCTGCGCGTGGGCAGCCTGTATGCGCACCGCGAAGAGGTGGCTGCGCTATCGCGAGGACGCATCGAACCATTGCCATTCATTGACGGGCTGCTCGATCCGTACAAGGTTGTGACGGTATGAATCCGGTTCGCTCTGGTCAGTTGAATCGGCGTATTACTTTGCAGCGCCAAAGCACGGCGCAGGACAGTTACGGCGGGCCTGTTCGCACATGGACTGACTTAGGCACCTTTTGGGCTGAGATTCAACCCTTGAGTGGCCGGGAACTGGAAAGTGCGCAGCGCATGGCAAGCGAGGTCTCACACCAAATCGTTGTGCGCTACCAAGCCATCTTTGCTGACACGCGTCAGGTCGCTGGCTACCGGGCTCTTTACCGATCGCGGATTTTCAACATCCACGCGGCCCTCAATGATGAAGAGCGCAACGTGCTGGTCACGCTGCTGGCCTCTGAGGGTCTGGATTGAATGGCTAAGTACGAAAGCGTTCAGATTCAGGGCCTTGACGCTTTGGCCAAGGCTTTGAAAGAGTTGCCTGACCGCGTGGCCAAGAACGGCTTGCGTGCAGCCGTCTATGCCGGAGCCAAAGTGATTCGGGATGAAGCCAAGTTGCAAGCTCCTGTTGCCACGGGCGATCTGGGACCCAACCAGCCACCGTCCGGCACTTTGAAGCGTTCGGTGATTTTGAAACAGGTCCCAGAGTTGTCGAACAAGAACAAGCAGACCTTCTTTGTCACGGTTCGGCAGGGCAAGAAGTACCGCAAGCAAGGCAAGAAGGGCAACCTCTCGCAAGACGCTTGGTACTGGCGCTTTGTGGAGTTCGGGACCGTAAAAATGTCCGCGCGCCCGTTTCTTCGGCCTGCTTTTGACATGAAGAAAAACGATGCGCTAACGGCCATCAAGACACGGCTTGCTGAACGCATTGAGCAAGCCGCACGTGAATTGAAAAAGTAGATCAAAAAATGATTCAGCAAGACCTTTTCGCGGCCCTCGCAGGTGTGGCCGGGGGAAGGGTATTTCCGAGCGTTGCGCCCAACAACGTGCAAAAACCCTACGTGGTCTATGCCCGCGTATCCAGCGCACCAGAAAACACCCTGGCCGACGGCGCACCCATCGAAAACACCCGTCTGCAGGTGGACTGCTTTGACGCCACCTACGCCGCTGCTCTTGCCTTGGCCGAGACCGTCAAAGCCGCCATGAAAAGCAGCGCCATCACCCACGTTTTGCTCCTTGAGCAAGACCAATTCGAGCCCGAGGCATTGCTGCACCGGGTGATTTTGGATTTTTCGATCTGGCACTAACTTTTAGGAGAACTCTATGCCCAGCACCGCCATCTCAGCCCAAGGCTCCACCGTCAGTATCGGCACGACCACCGGGTCGGCGCTCACCATCACTGCCGTCTCGCTCACCAACCCTTGCCGGGTCACGCTCTCAGCGGTCACCGCATTGAACAAGGGCGATGTGATCACCATCGCTGGCGTCGTTGGCACCACGCAGCTCAACGGCAACAGTTTCGTTGTGCAGTACATCGAACCTACGACCAAGATAGTCACGCTCGCTGGACTGGACGCGACTGGTTATACGACCTACACCAGTGGCGGCACGGCAACCCCTGTGCAGTGGACCAAGATTTCCAACGTCAAGAGCTACAGCGGCTTTGACGGCTCGGCCTCCGAGATTGAACGAACCAACTTTGACTCGACCGCCAAGGAATTCATTCTGGGTCTCTTTGATCCGGGTGCATTTGCCATCGAGGTCGACCAGGACAACAGCGATGCAGGCCAGTTGGCCCTGATGACTGCGCTGGTGACCGGTGTGGCCAAGAGCTTCAAGTTGATTTTGCCCAACGGCAACACCGCAACCTTCACTGCCTACGTGAAGAAATTCAACAGCCAGGGTGCAGTGGATCAGGCGATCCGGCGCTCGGCTGAACTGCGCATTTCCGGCTCCATTACCTGGGCTTAATTTTTCCAAGGACTCCTATGACACTACTTTCCAAAACCGCCATCCTTTGTGCCAACGACCTGCAGACTGAGGATGTCGAAGTCCCCGAATGGGGTGGTGCTGTGCGCGTGCGCAGTTTCACCGGTCGCGAGCGTGATGCCTTTGAGGCCAGCATGGTCCGGGGCGAGGGCAAAGACCGCAAGGTCGATCTGACCAACATGCGTGCGCGTCTGGTAGGTCTGACTGTGATCGACGAAGGTGGCCAGCGTCTATTCACTGACGAGGAAGTTGATCTGCTCGGTGCCAAATCTGGCGCGGCACTGGACCGGGTGTTTGCCATTGCGCAAAAGCTCAATGGTCTGTCCGGCGCGGATGTGGAGGAACTCACAAAAAACTCCAGCGGCGTCCCGAGCGCCGTTTCTACTTCCGACTCTGCCTTGCCCTTGGATTCCAACACCCTGACCATCTCCTCGCAAGCCTGAGTTCGCAGCAGGTTGCGGAGTGGATGGCGTTTGCCTCTCTGGAAGGCCTGCCGGACATGCGCGCTGACTTTGGTTTTGGTCAGGTCTGCGCCACGCTGGCCAACGTCCACCGCCGCGAAGGTCAGGACGCGTACCAGGCCGATGACTTCATGCCGGGGCTGCGCACCGCAGAGCCTGCCGCCACCAAGGATGCCGATGCTCCGCCCGATGAAGTCTTTGATGTTGAGGCGCACAGCCGTTTGATCTCAGCCCTCTTGGGTAAAAAGGAATAACTCCCCCATGGCAACCCTCGCCAGTCTCGTGGTCAGCCTCGAGGCCAATGTCGCTCGCTTTGAATCCGACCTGAACAAGGCCGAGTTCATGGCCAAAAAAGCCATGGACACCATCGGCAATGTGTCTGAAACCGCCATGAAGGCGGTCAAGGGCGCAGTGGTGGCCATGGCGGCGGCATACACCTTTGACGCCTTTGCCGACGGCATCAAGGGGGCGATTGCGTCGGCTGGTGAACTCGACCAGATGGCTAAGAAAACCGGGGCAACGGTGGAAGCCCTCTCGGGTTTGAAGTCGGCGGCCAAACTCTCGGGTACCAGTTTGGAAGAAGTCGGCGGAGGCTTGCAAAAGCTCTCCAAAGCTATGTTCGAGGCGGCAGGCGGTAGCCAAAAGCAGTCCGACTTGTTCAAAGCTTTGGGTGTTGAAGTAACGGACTCATCGGGTAAGTTGCGCGACTCAGGCGAAGTCATGCTGGACCTGGCCAAGAAGCTCGACTCCATGGACAGCAGCACCCAGGCGGTGGCAACGGCCCAGATGCTGCTGGGCAAGCGAGGCGCTGAACTGCTCCCATTCATGCAGGACTTGGCAGAAATAGGCGAACTCAACGCCAAAGTCACCTCCGAGATGGCGGCAGAAGCTGACCTTTACGAGAAGAACCTGTTGCGCCTGGAGGGCAGGAAGAAGTCGCTTTACAACACCATTGCCTCGGCATTGCTACCGGTCATGCGTGACTTCACCGACGCCTTGCTGGATTCAGGCAGCATGACCGAGCGGCTCAACGACACGGCCAAGCAACTCAAGCAAGACAACGTGATCGAGACCTGGGCGCGGGAAGGCATGCGCGCGGTGGCGGCTTTCATTGATATCTTTGACGCCATCATTCGCGTGGTGCGAATCGTGGGCAACTCCTTTGCAGCGGTCGCCGCCGATATCGTCTCGGTGCTTGCCTTCATGGACGGCATTGGCGCGGAGATGATCAGTGAAAAGTCATTGGATCCGGTCAAGCGCCGCTTTGCAACGCTGACCTCTGACCTCAAGAGCCACGCCGAGTCCTTCAACCAGGACATGGTCAAGATTTGGACCGCGCCGTTATTTCTTACCAAACTCGACGAGCAGTTTGCCCAGCGGGATGCGGGTCTGAAAAAGCCCATCGAGTCACCCAAGCGCTCATTTGCCATTCCGGACCAGCGGCCTGACAAAACCAGCCCGTTTGACTCCTACCTGGCCTCCCTCAACGTCGAGGCCATCAAAGACAAGTTAGGCAAGTACGAGGCCATGATCGAAAAAGGCCGCCTGCTGGCGGTCAAGGAAGGCCGTCTAGGTGACATGGCCAAGGTGACGGCCACTGTCTCAAGCATCCAGTCCATTGACGAAGGCAAGCGCATCGATGCCTTCGCCCACAGCCTGGATGTGGCCAACCAGCAATACGAATTCCAAAATACCCTCATTGGTCTGAACGCCCGAGATCAAGCTTTGGCCACGGAAGGACGCAAGAACTTCCTGGCCGTTGAGCAACAAATATGGGATGCAGAAAAGAATGGCTCCAAGTTGTCTTCAGAGGCGCAGCAGAGATTGCGCAACGAGGCTACCAAGTCCACAGCCGCCATGGTGCAGGCCGTCAATGAGCGTTTCGATGCGCAGCAGAAGTTCGATGAGTCCAAGCAGATCAATGCCTTCACCCGCAGCCTGGAGCAGGCCAACGAACAGTACCAATTTCAGAACATGCTGATTGGTCTCAATGCCCGCGATCAGGCAATGGCCACCGAGGGCCGAAAAAATCTCCTGGCTGTTGAACAGCAAATCTGGGATGCAGAAAAGAGCGGTACCAAACTGTCCGCTGAGGCTCAGCAACGCCTGCGCTCCGAGGCGATCAAGTCGACCGCCACCTTGGTCCAGGCGGTGAATGATCGTTTTGATGCCCAGCAAAAGTTTGATGAGACCAAGCGCATCAATGCCTTCACCTACAGCCTGGAGCAGGCCAACGATCAGTACATCTTCCAGACCAAGCTGATTAGCTTGAACGCTCAGGCGCAGGAGATTGCCAACGTTAAGCGCAAGAACTTCCTCGCGGTCGAGCAGCAGATCTGGGATGCCGAGCAAAGCGGCACCAAACTGACGGCAGATACCCAGCAGCGCCTGCGCGATGAGGCCGTCAAATCCACGGCGGTCATGATCAAAGCGATTGAAGCCCGGTGGGATGCTGAGCGCTCGTGGGAGATGGGCGTTACCAAGGCGCTGAACAACTACATCGACACCGTCTCTAACGCTGCAGCCCAGTCCGAGCGGCTCTTTACCAATGCGTTCAAGGGCATGGAGGACGCGCTGGTGAGCTTTGTGCAGACCGGCAAGCTCGACTTCAAGAGCCTGGCCAATTCCATCATCGCGGATCTGATTCGCATCCAGATTCAAAACAGCATCATGAAACCACTGGCGCAAGCGACCAGCGGCATGTCGCTCTCTGGGATGTTTAGTAGTGCGGGAAACTTTCTGTCGGGCCTGTTCAAGGCCGATGGCGGTCCAGTGACCGGTGGCCAGCCCTACATCGTGGGCGAGCAAGGTCCGGAATGGTTTGTGCCCAACGGCGCGGGAACGATCGTCCCCAACGGGAAGTCGGCTGGCACAACATCTTCGCCCGGCAGCAGCGACAGCAGCACGGCCACAGCCCAAGCGCCAATCAACATCAACTTCTCGGTTCGGGCGATGGATGCGCGCAGCTTCCAGTCTGCCATGGTGCAAAACAAGGCCGTGGTGGTGGGCATCGTGAACCAGGCGCTCAACATGCGCGGACGGTTTGGGATAACGGCATGAATGCCAAGGGATCACGGGATAAGTCATGAGCGGCACGTTCCCATTAACACCCGCGCCAAGCGCCATCAAGATTCAGTCCTATCAGCCCACGCGCGTGTCGATATCGCACAACCTGCGCCGCAGTGTGCGTACCAACGGCGCTCAGCGCTGGGTGATCACTGCGGATTGGGTGGGTTTGACCCGAGCGCAATTCGCACCGATTCAGGCCTTTGTTGTCTCCCAGCGCGGCCAGTGGGACAACTTCACCGCTGTGCTGCCTGCGCACAAGTTGCCTCAAGGCGTGGCCACCGGCACACCGCAGATCAACGGGGCCAGCCAGCAAGGCAGAAGCATCTCCACGCGCGGCTGGACTGCAGGACTTTCCGGCGCACTCAAAGCGGGTGACTTCATTGGCGTTACTGGCCAGACCAAGGTCTACATGGTCACCGCTGATGTGAACGCAGATGCCTTTGGCCTGGCTACCGTGGCGATTGAGCCCGCCTTGATGGCAGTGCCTGCCGACGGCGCAGTGATCACTGTGCGCAACGTGCGGTTCACGTTGGCTTTGGGCACGGACACGATGGAGTCGGCTGTGGCCCCCGGGTCGATTTACAACTTCAGCTTGCAGTTGGTGGAGGCCTTTTAAGGTCAAATTTTATGGATCGCGGAGCAAGTTCAGAATTCATCGCCGAGATCCTCAAGTCCAGCAATCAGCCCGTCTACTTGGTTGAGACCTGGTTTGACGACGGCACTATCCGCATGACGGACGCTTGGATCAACGTACTGTGGAGCACCAATACCTACACGGCCAACGGCCACTTTCTCGGGTTTTCCGGTCTGTCAGAGACCAGTGACATGAGCATCCCCAATGTCACGGTGCAAGTCTCGGCGGTCGACCAGACCTGGATTTCGATTGCTCTGTCCAAGCCCTATATCGACCGGCGCATCGCCATCTACAAAGGCTTCCTGGATTACCGCCTGGCCATCATCAGCAACCCCTTGCTGGTGTTCGATGGTCGGATTGACAGCATGGAAATTTCCGACGATCCGAACAACGGCACCTGCACGATTGCAGTGACTGCCAGCTCGCAGTGGGTGGATTTCCAGCGCACGCCGGGCAGGCACACCAATGACCCGGAAGAGCAGATCTGGTTTCCGGGCGACCGGGGGTTTCAGTTCGTCACCAACATCAATCGGGAAATCAAGTGGGGATCCCTGTGAAGAGCGGACGATCTCTCTACACGTATGCGCGCATCCCCGTTGGAACGGCGACCCAAGAACTCCAAGCCCTGGCCGAGCGCGAATACGAAGAAGTCGGCCAGAAGGATCTCGATCGTCTGAACATCGACTGGGCTCGCTACGGCGAACTCGATGCCGCAGGGAAACTGGCCACCTTCATCGCCAAACGTGATGGCGTGATCGTGGGCTACGCCGCATTCATCGTGCAGACCCACATCCATTACCAGGATGCACTGGTCGCCGCCAACAGCGCTGTTTATGCCGTACCCGAGGTACGTGCTGGGCGTGTCGTTCTGAAGCTGCTGCGCTTTGCCGAGATGGGCCTTAAAGCGCTGGGCGTGCAAAAGATTTATTACCACGTCAAACAGACCAAAGACTTCGGTCGCCTGCTCGGACACCTCGGCTACCAGGACGTCGAGCGCATGTACGCCAAGGTAGTTCAGGACAGGGAAGTCGGGTAATGGCAGGCATCGTCATTGGAGCCATCGTTGGATCGGTGGTGTCCGAGGCCGTGGGTATCGTGGTGGCCGATGCAGTACTTGGCATGGTCATTGAGTCGGGCATCACGGCTGTAGCGGCTGACGTTCTTGGCGCATCGCTTGCCACTGCCAGTTTCATCGGCGGTGCGACCGGTTTGGTCGCCGGGGGTGTTGCCAACTTGGCGGTGCAGTCACTGATCGGCTCGAACTCGCCCTCAAGCGCACAGTCTGCGCTGTCTTCGGCCCAGGCGCAGGGCATCCTGATCAACTCCCAGAGCAATGTCGACCCCATCCCAGTGATCTACGGTCGCCGCCGGGTGGGTGGCACGCGGGTGTTCATTGAGGTCTCCGGAAGCAGCAACGAATACCTGCACCTGGTGCTGGTGCTCTCCGAAGGGCCAGTGACCGCGATCGACAACGTGTATTTGGACGACGTGCTTTCAAGTGAAGCCAAGTTCACCGGACTGCTCACAGTTACCAAGCATCTGGGAACGCCTGGTGAAGCAGCCGATGCAGCACTCACCGCCGATGTGCCCAAGTGGACCAGTGCCTGCAAACTTTCCAACTGCGCCTACCTGTACGTCAAGCTCAAATACGACCGTAACGCATTCTCTGGCCTGCCCACGATCACCGCCGATGTGCGAGGCAGAACTTTGTATGACCCACGAAACGGCCAGACCCGGTATTCCAACAACCCGGCACTCGTCCTGCGGGACTACCTGAGCAACACGATTTATGGGCGAGGTATTGCCATCAGCGCGATCGATGACACGAGCATTGCAGCAGCTGCGAACGCCTGCGATGTGCGGATCACGGCTCCCAGCTTTTCTGACATCTTCACGGTCAGCACCACAACTGAAGCGCTGACTTTCTCCCAACCGATTCCGATCGACACCGGGGACGGTGTCAAGGTGAGCAGCACCGCCACCGTGCCCAGTCCGTTGGTTTCAGGGACAACTTATTACGCGATCAAGGCAACTGACACCAGCTACCAACTCGCCACCACGCTTGCCAATGCCTATGCAGGTGTGGCCATCGATCTGACTTCAGCAGGTTCTGGGCAGCACACGCTCGCCCAGGTGAACTACGCGGCTTACGCCTGCGACGGAACGATCGACACCAACCAGACGGCGTATGACAACGTGCGCGCTTTGCTCACCGCGTGCCGGGGCATGCTGGTGTTTAGCGGCGGCAAGTACCGGTTGGTGCTTGACGTTGCCACCACGGCCTCAAGCTTTGGGTTTACCGAGAGCAACATCACCGGCTCTTGGGTCATCAGCCAAGCCGGTAAACGCGCCAAGTACAACCGGGTCACCGCAGGGTTCTACAACCCGGCCAAGAAGTGGCAGCCCGATCTGGCAATGATCGAGTCCACCGCTTTGCGTGCAACCGATAACGGTCTGATTCTGGAAGCCAAGATTGACCTGCCTTTCACAGCCAACAGCTACCGGGCGCAAAACATCGGTCAGTTGACCCTGAACCAGAGCCGCTACGGCTTGGTGGTGAAGTTCTCCGCATTTCAGGAAGGCTTGCGCTGCGAGGTGGGGGATGTGGTGCCGATCACGCATTCAACGCCGGGTTGGTCCGCCAAGTTGTTCCGGATCATGCAGATCGAGATCAAGGACAACGACGAGGTCTATGTCGTGGCCCGTGAATACAGCGCCAGTGTTTACACGCAAGCGGTCTTGTTGCCTGCCGCCGTCATCGCTCAGTCCAATTTGCCAGACCCGTTCAGCGTGCCTGCCGTGTCGGGTCTTACGCTGGCATCCGGCACATCTGAATTACTGCGACTGGCTGATGGCTCTGTCATTTCGCGCATCCGCGTGGGCTGGACCGCACCTACCGAGGTCTACGCTCAGAAGGGGCAGGTCGAAGTACAGACCCAAGCTACGACTGACCTGGGATGGTCGCCGGTGGACATTGTTGCTGCCGAACTGGGTGTGGCTTGGGTGTCGCCGGTGCAAGACGGAGCCAGCTACAACGTGCGCATTCGGGCGATCAATTCGATCGGCGTGCGCGGAGCATGGAGCCAGGGGACAGTGCAAGTGGTGGGCAAAACCGCGCCCCCGTCAGACGTTCCTTGGCTACGCCTAGATGGTGAGCGCCTGACCTGGGGCCCAGTTACCGACATTGATCTTGCCGGTTACCGGGTGCGTTGGCAGCCAGGTGGCAGTCGCTCTTGGTCGGATGCATTGGAATTGCACACCGGCTTGCTGGCAGTCTCGCCCTGGGATCTGGTCACCATTCCTTATGGAGCCGGTCAGATTCTGATCAAAGCGGTCGACACCACCGGCAATGAGAGTCTGAACGTCACTGCCATTGCGTGCAACTTAGGTGATGCGCCGGTGGAGAACGTGTTTGCAAGCTACACGCTCAACACGACGCCGGTGGTAGCACCCGATTCATCGCGCATGTGGAGCAACGACACGGCACAGTTGTGGACCAACACCACGGCGGTGTTTCTGGTGCCCCAGTACCAGGCCATTTTTTGGACGGGAAGCGTCACATTTACTGAGAGTGGAAGTCTGACGATCGCGGCCACCGTAAGTGGGTATGCCTGGAAGATCACTTGGAAGAAGTCCTCGGACGTAGCCTATGTGCCATTTCCTGGTCGGGCTTGGGCTGACGCAGGAACGACCTACCAATTCCGTATCGATGTCGACCAGAGCAATCTGCAGGGCCTGATTGGTTCGGTGGTTGCGCAAATCGATGTGCCCGATAAAACGATTCGCCTGCCGGATGTAGTGATTGCCTCGGGCGGTTCGCGCCTGTCGATTGGCACCGGCTGGCGAAGCGTGGTGATCGTGAGTCTCACTTTGCATTCAGACGGTGGCTCTGCCACCACGGCCCGCGTGGTCGACAAATCAACTTCGGGTCCGCTGATCCAGTGTTTCAACGCCAGTGGCGCTGCAACCGCTGGGACGGTGGACGCCTACGTTCAAGGATATTGAGATGACTGCACAAACAACGCCCCCGTTTAAGCGGGGCGATACCTTCGCTTTGTCTGGCGTTTACCGCATCAACGGTGTGCCGAGCCAGTTGACCAACCAAACCATTCGATCCCAACTGCGCACCAGCGTTGGAGGCTTGGTTGCCAATCTGTCGGCGGCGATTGACCCTGACCAGACCGTGAATCCTGGGCGCTTCTACCTCGCGCTCGTCGATCCAGCGCAGTCGGCCACATTCCCAGCCCCTGCCAACCTGTACTGCGATGTGGAAGTGCATAGCGGCGGGACGGTGCGATCGACCGAAACATTCATCGTGCCGGTCGTGCCCGATGTGAGTCAGTAAATGGAGGCCGATCCATGACCACAACGATTGCAGCCACCACAGAAGTCAGCCTCACCCTGCAGCCGCAATGGGACAGCACCTCGCTCGAAGTCACGCTCACCGTTCCCGGGCCGCAAGGCCCAAAGGGCGATCAAGGTGCGGTCGGCCCGCCCGGTCCCTTGCCTGATGTCAGCACCTTGGCCCTGGACGCGGGCTATTTCTAAATACCAACGGAGAACCTTATGCCCAACCTCATTCAAATTAAACGATCTTCCACCACCGCTACGCCGCCCACGCTGGCAGTGGGTGAACTGGCCTGGTCCGAAGTCAGCAAGACCCTGTTCATTGGCGAGTCTGGCAGTG